GTGCGGCTGACGTAGAAACGCCCACCGATAACGTTGGCGCATTGCTCGAGCATGTCGAGGCAGCTCATGCCCTGCGCCGTGGCAAGCATCGTGGTGGTGCCAGTTAGACTGCGAGAGCCTGCAGGCCACTGTGCGATATCTAACACGCGGCCTGCTCTTGTAGCTGCAGACTCGGAGTTCGCAGAAGCTGAAAGTGAAGGCGCGATTGTCTTGCCAAAAGTCGCTAGACCGTCCACAAAAGTGAGTGAAACGGTCGGGTAGATGCCTTGATTGACCATGTTGTCTTCAAGGTAGCCCGCGTAAATGACGGTGCTGTTTGCAGTGATTCGCACCTGCATGCCCGCAATAAGAGTGTTGTACCAAGTGCTGGAAGTGTTGCTTGGGTCAAAAGCACCCGACTGGTTGTTTAAGACGACCATGGCAGTGCCAGCGTCTATAAAGACATTCTGGTACATGCGACCGCGTCTGATATCAACCTGCAAAATCAAGTCTGGGCCGACGTTGGTAAAGCTGCCGTTGATACCGAATGCGATTGTGACTGTTGGTGCGTTTGCTGGCATTAGAGCACCGCAAATCCGCTGCCGCCACGGCGACGGAATAGAGTCTCGAGGCCATTCTTGATGCCCATGACCAGGTCACCGTCTGAGACGACTGAACCCGCGACGTTCACTGTGATATTGCCACCGTTTGTTGTCGTGTTCTTTGCAATGTTGCCGTGTCCAGCTGAAGCCAAAAGCGAAATGGTCGGACTTGAAATGCCGAGTTTTGCTTGCTTGACTTGGTTCTTGCGAATCGCTTCGAGTGTGACTGGGTCTTGGGCTTTGAGGTCCTTGCTAGAAAGACCGTACTTCTTAAGAGCGTTAAGTCCTTTTAGGACCGCGGCCTCTTCTTTCTGTGCGTCCGTGAGGTTCTTGGTCGAGGTGGTCATGCCGTCGATGCCCTTGGTGTAATCGCTGGCCTTTGACGTGAAGCCCTTGGCGTTGTAGCCGAACTTGCCAAGCGAATCTGCCGCTTTGTCAGAGTCCTTATTGAACTTGTTGGCCGCAATGCCCATGCCGACCAAAGCAACGCCAAACGCTGCAGCTCCAGCAGCAGCTGAAACGCCGCCAGTCGCAAGAGCCGTGGCCGCAGCTGATGCAAGCGACACCGTACGCAGGGCCTTCATTACCTTGATAATCGCTTGAATGCCAGTGACCAAAGCCGCAACAGCTCCAGCCACTTTGCCGCCAAAGAATGCCGCGACGATGATGGCACCAAGTGTTGCAAAGACTTTTGTGTTGCGAGCAACAAAAGAGAACATGTCGTACATGAGCTTGGCAAAACCGATGCCATAAGCGATTGAAGTCTTGAAGCCCGCGGCTATCTTGTCGCCGTTTTCGTCAACGAACTTCTGAATGGCTGGGATTGCCTTGTTGATGATGATATCCGCGAATGATTGAATCTGCGGGAGCAGCTTGTAACCAAGAGACTCCGATGCCTCGCCAAACGCGAGTTTGATTCTATTAACTTGTCCTGCAAAAGTAGCGGCGGCTGCAGCTGCAGCGCCCTTTGTCTCGCCCGAAATCTCGCGAAGTGCGGCTGCGAAGTCTTTTGATTTAACAGTGGCCGCGGAGATTTGTGGGAACAGCTTCTTCAATGCGCCGATGTTGCCGCCGTAACCTTTTGCTACGAGTGCAGACGCAGTTTCGAGGTCGATAGTCTTGGCCGCGGAAATATCAAGCGCAACACCAAGCAAAGACTGAGCCTTGCCAACATCACCAGTGACTGCAGCGAGTTTGGCCAGCGACGGACGAAGTTGGTCGTCTGCGACGCCGAACTCTGATTGCATGGCAGTGATGAACACTTCGGTTGCGGCGATTGCAGCGTCTGTTGCACCGACTGTGTTGCGGAGTGAAGTTGCAAGCAAGACCTGAGATTTCTGGTCTTCCATAGCGGCCTTGACTGCGTCGTATCCGACCTTGACTGCAAACGCACCGACTGCGAGAGCCGCGAGTCCAAACGCTTTCGCTGACTTGTTTGCAAAATCGCCGAACTTTTTCTCCATTTTGCTGATGTCTTTGACTGCCGCTTTTGTGCCCTTATCAGAGTATTGCGTCAGAATGCGAGCGACTATTGCCCCAACTGCCATTTTAGACTCGCTCTCCGTTTAGATGCTTCTGTAAAGTTGCTTTGGCCTCTTCAAGTGCGCGGGCCACGTTGCGCTCTATCTTGTCTTTGTCTTTGTCAACAACACGCCACACAAGGCGTGAAGCCTTGCCAAAGCGGTTGCCCAAAGTACGCAAGAACTGGGCAGAGCCTGTGCGGTCTGCTGTTCCCTTTGTCTTGCGGCCTGCGACTTCAAAAATCGCGCCAGCTGCAGACTTGTTAAGCAGCGCACCAGACGAGGTTGTGTAATCACCTTTGCGGGCTTTGCCTTCGGCTTTAGTCTTACGAATGCCAGCCTGAATGACGCCAGTGTTCCAACCAGGCCAACCAGCACCACCGCGAGTTGACCTGCGCGGTCTGGCAGCGTCGTTTGGACGCCAGCCACTCATTGGGGTGCCGCTTGGTCCGTAGCCGCTGGCCTGTGATACAAGTGCGCGAGCATCTCGTTCAGCGCCAGCAAGCTCGGAGTTGATGACCTTGTTGAACTTTCTGACTGCGTCTTTGTCGAACTCTTTGAGAGCCGTGAGTGTTTCGTAAACCCCCGTGAGAATGATTGCGTCGTCAGCCATTGTTCTTTTTCGCCCGTTCTTTTAGGTAGGCAGTTACAGCTTCGAGTACCCCCTCGGGGGCATCAAGCAAATCAATCGGTGAAATGCCAGTTTCCACCGAGATAGCCGCTACAGTGTAGGTTAGGCTATCTCGGTGGACCCGAAAGAATCGTCGGAGTCAAGCTCCGCTGAGATAATGGTGTCTAAAAAATCTGGACCCCACGGTTTTACCACGATTCCAGCTGTTTGCATGGACTTCCACGCAAGCCAATAAACGTGCTCGATTTTTTGTTCTTCACCAAGTAGCTTTGGCATGCCTTTGCCGTATTGCTGCTCGAATCCAACGATGACGCGAGGTGTCAGTTTGTATGAAGCCTCGACGCCGTCGGTGGTTTTGACCTTAATTGATAAGCCGTCCATTTGTTCCCCCTTGTTAGGTTATGCTGTTGTTTTTGTAATAACTCCGCTAATCGGCCATGTAACCGATGCGGTCGCGAGTTCTCCGACGGCTCCATTGAGCGGAGTCCATTCGGAAACCAACGCACTGAAACTGTATGCAGGGTTCGCTGTTGTTACTGCCCCAGCCACTGGCTTGACGGTAACTGAGACTGCAGTGCCGAGTGTCGGAAAGATGACAGACTCCAGAGCACCAGCTGCGTAGTCTTGGTTGAACTCAATAGACACGCTGTTGTCGGCAAGGCCAGCAACGCGAGTGCGTGCCGTGTTGCCAAACGCAGTTGTTTCGACGACATCAAATGTCGAGCCAAGAGTCACAGAAGTGACGTAGCTTGAAATGTCAGTAGCGCCGAAAGTGACTGTGACGTTGGTTAGGACTAAACGGGCCACTATGAGACCGCCTTTGTGACTTCACCAGAGATTGGCCATGTAACACTAGCAGTCGCAAGTTCACCGACGGCTCCTACAAGCGGAGTCCACTCGGCCACAAGCGCATTGAAAGAGTACGCAGGGTTGTCTGCAGCTGTTGTTGAACCGTTTGGCTTGACTACTACTGCAGTGACTGTGCCGACGAGAGAGCTTGTGCCGTTGATTGTTGCTTCAACTGAAGAAGCCGCGTAGTCCTGTTGGAACTCGATTGCAACTGAGTTGTCGCCAAGGCCGCCGACGCGTGTGCGTGCAGTTGAGCCAAAAGCTGTTGTCTCGATGACGTCGTCTGTTGTTGTCAGCGTGACTGAGGTGATGTGGTCTGAAAGATTGACTGCGTTGATTGTGACAAACGCATTTGTTAGGACTAAACGGGCCATTATTCGGCTCCTTCTGCTTGTGTTTTGACGGGGCTATTGCTCGATAGGTGCCCACCACTGACAAGCGCAGCGATATTGAGTCCAGCTTCTAGCAATTCTTTTTCGGCGATTTGGTCGCCTTTTTTCTTGTTGGGCACCGTAAAGGTGTCCGAGGTGATTGTGTATTGCATGTTAGTCTCCTTGACCCCATACGGTTAGTCGGTAGCGATAAGAAAGGTAGTCGATGTCGCCCATTTGATAAGTGCCAGACTCAGCTGATGTGACTCGCAACGTGTTGCAAGCACCACCAAGAGTGCGGTCTGATTCAATAGCCGCCTTGATTGAGTTATCGCCAGAACCCGCTAGATACGTGTCTAGCTTGTCCTGCCCTGTACGCTCGGAAAAGCGCTGGACGATGACGAACACATCAAGATTGGCTTGGTCTAGACCGCGGGCGTTATTCAAGTCGAAAGTAAAATCGAGCTGGCCAACAACCACACACGGCGGGACGATTACATCTGGGACGAGGTCGTAACAACGCAACCCCTCAATGGAAGAAAGGTTCTGTTTTATGCCCTCGCGTATGTCGCTGATAATCACTTGACAAGACCGTTCAGCTTGCGGAATGGGCGAATCAAAGCCTCGACGTCTGGGTCAAGGCGAGATGAAAGACGCACGGTTCCAAGGTCTGGTGTGCCCGCGATGCCGAATGGTGATTGACGGCGAATGAAAAGGCGAGAAGCCTGAAGCTTGGTAGCCATCTGGATTTCGTTTGGAATCGTTGTCCAGCCCCAAACCGCTTTGACGCGGACTGTTTGTGGATAAAGGCGCGGGAAAAGGTAAGAGTCCACTGCAAGAATGCGAGTGTAGGGCCAGCCGCGACGTGGGTTGTTGACAGGCTCGACCATGTAGTCTCCTGCTGCCCAGATGGTCGTGTAGCTTTGGTTGAAGTTCTCATCTGTCGCAATCTCGTTGAGCGAGATAAAGTCGTCTAGGTTGCAAATCCACCAGTCGTCTGGTGTGTAGTAGCGCGTCACTGGTGAGCCTGTTGTGCCGTCTCTATAAAAGAAACGGCCTGTGTAGTCATCGACCATGCGGCTAGCTGTGAGGATAGCGGCTTCTAGCGCTGTGTCATCTTGAATGTCCTCGATTGCGAGGCTTGTTTTCAAGTCAGACAGCGTGCAATACGCGTTTGTTAGAGCCACGTTGTGTCCTTTTCTTTAGCTGTTTTGGTTAAGCTGCCAATCAATGTGGTGCCTTTCGTCAAGCCAGTAAGCCTTTTGGTGCGGCAAAACAGCCGCGGTGTTTGCGTAAATCGGAAAACCAAGGTGTTTTATCTTGCGACAAAAGAGCAAATCTTCACTTACCCACTCGCCGTTGATGGGTCCATCCCAGAACCAGCACCAGTCGGTGCCTTGATTTGGGTCTGCGGCTTCGCGCATTCTCTCGAGCACGCTGCGATGAATAAGCATACACCCAGTCCCACAAGCGTCAATCTCGAAAACCGCGTTGCGCTGGTAGTCGTTGATTGGTGTCAACCCTTTTGGAGTGTCCTTGAATATTAGCGGCACAGGCATCGGGTAGATGCTCTGATTGACGTCCCAAGCCCCAAAGTACAAGCCCGCAACAACTGGACGCTCTTTGTCATGCGCCGTGTTTATAAGCTGGTCAAATGTTTCTGCCGACAGTTGTTCGTCGGTGTCTATCAATAAAAGCCAATCTGAAGTGGTGTCATCTAGAAAAGACTTGACCACTCTGTTGCGCAACTTGCTGAGCAAACCCGAACCCTGGGCACGAATAAACGGCCCAAGCCTAGAGCTGCGCGACTGCGTGAGCTGAACTATACGAAGTGCAAAGTCGCCGTTGACCATTCCAGGGTCACAGACACCGATTGACACTTTGTGGCTTACTTTCATACTTCCCCCTTATGGGCGCAGAGCAGACAAGTCGGGGGAGTCTCGTCTGCTCTGCGCTTGTACTAAAGACCTTCGACTAGAAGGTTGGAGCTACCAAACCAGTGCCTGAGATAATCGAGGCAGCTAGAGGGTAACGACCTGCTGAGAAGGCTGCGTAGCCATAAACAACAGACTTGATTGTCAAACTGCCAGCACTAGTCGCGTCAAAGTTGAGCGCGAATGGTGAACCTGGTTGCTCCCAAAGGTGCATTTCAGGTGCGGCAACGCAGTATATCTTGTCTTGGTTGGTTGCTGCGCCAAAAGTTGTTCCAACGTTTGCATCAGTAACGATTGGGAGACCCATCAATGAATAACCTGAGTTACCGTATGATGAAGCTCCTGCTCCTGCTGCCATTGTGTTCATTGGACCGCTGGCGTTTGGTACAACCAAAGGACGGTTGTTTGAATCGACCGCAGCCAATAGATAAGCTAAGCGGCGTGGGTGCATAACCCAGTGTGATGGATTCTGGAATGCGTTTGTCTGAATCTGCTGTACAGCGTCTGCTAGCTTTGGGTAAAGAAGCTGAACTGTTGGTGCAGTTGATGTGTAAGTGATTGCGTTTCCACCTGAACCATCAAGGCCAAGGATTGTGCCTGATGTGCCAGCACCGTTGATGCACTGGTTGTCAAGTGTTGTGTGCCATGAGCGAATGAGGTCTGCAAGAATGAACGAATCGATTCCTGTTCCACGTTCGATTGCTTGGCGCGAGATGTCCTGTTGTCCAGCCACGGTGCGCACGTTGATAGTGAGCAGTGTATCGTCAGCGTCAGTTTCAGAAACTGCAGCGTTCTCTGTTGCCTGGATTGCAGTTGATGTACCAGTCGTCATGCGGCTGATATTGAGCGTCATGCCTGAAGCAGGCAAGGTGTGCTTGTTTGTTGCAGCGTCCAAGAACGGACGTCCTGCGCGAGCTAGTGGTGCGGCTAGGTCTGTGAGATATTGAGGGACTACCAAGCCTTCAAAAGCAGCTGTGCCGACATCGCGTCGCTCTAGTGCTTCTTCTTTCATGTGACGAGCAAGACGCTCGTTTGCTGCGTAATCGTTCTTGAATTGCGCGTTGTACGCGTCCTTCACGAATGATGCTTCAGCCTGTGGTGTATATGTGCGAGCTTCAGAGATAACGCGAGCGCCACCTACTGCTGGAGTTGCAACTGGTGCAACTGCTGCGCGGATTTCTGTCTC